TGTTGGCTTTGGTAGAAAGGTTCGTAACCTTGTGGATAGTGAGGACTACAAGGAAATCTTTCCCGACCTGTCACTCAGGGCAGATTCAAAGGCAGCAGGACGCTGGAGTACGAGTCAAGGCGGGGAATACTTCGCTATTGGTGTTGGCGGTGCTGTAACAGGTAAAGGTGCCGACCTCCTGATCATCGATGACCCCCACAGCGAACAGGAAGGCCAGAGCGCAGACCCCGCCGTCTTTGACAAGGTTTATGAATGGTACACCTCTGGCCCAAGGCAGCGGTTACAGCCCGGAGGGGCGATTATTATAGTGATGACCCGTTGGCACCAGCGGGATCTGACAGGAAAAATCATTAAAACATCTGTCCAGCGGGAAGGGATGGATGAGTGGGAGTTAATCGAGTTCCCGGCAATCATGCCTTCAGGGAAGGCGTTGTGGCCTGAGTTCTGGTCGTTAAAGGAACTGGAAGCCCTGAGAAGTGAATTGCCCGCCCCCAAGTGGAGCGCACAGTACCAGCAAGACCCTTCCTCCGAAGAAGGGGCATTGGTTAAAAGGGAATGGTGGCAAAAATGGGAACATGACCAGCCCCCGCAATGTGAGTTTATTATCCAGTCTTGGGACACCGCATTTTTAAAGACCCAGAGGGCAGACTACTCGGCCTGCACCACATGGGGAGTTTTCTACCAGCCTGATGCCGAAGGGATTACACAGCCTAATATCATCCTGCTGGATGCCTACAAGGAAAGGCTGGAGTTCCCTGAACTCAAGAAATGTGCAATGGAAATGTACAAAGAATTTGAACCGGATGCCTGTATCGTTGAAGCGAAAGCGGCAGGAACCCCTCTTATTTTCGAGTTAAGGGCAATGGGTATCCCGGTGAGTGAATACACCCCGTCAAGGGGAAACGATAAAATTGCTAGGGTCAATGCGGTAGCAGACCTCTTTGCCTCTGGCATTGTCTGGTGTCCCGGCACCCGTTTTGCAGAGGAGGTGATCGAGGAATTTGCTGCTTTCCCGGCAGGGGAGCATGACGATCTGGTTGACTCATCGACACAGGCACTCCTGCGCTTCAGGCGTGGCGGCTTCCTGAGATTAAGTTCAGATGAAGAAGACGAACCCTTTTTCCCAAAAAAGGCCGAATACTATTGATTGAAGTGAACGGCTGGCTGATAGAGAAAGCCTTTAGACCGCTGTTTAGAAATTTCTCCAGCCTTGGCAACAAGGTCTTTTTTAACAACGAAGACTTCCCGGTCACTAAAGTTCTGGAAGATAGCTACCCCGTCATCAAGGGTGAGTTTGAAAAAATGCAGGATCGTTTAGATGATTTTGCACCGTTTCAGGATATCAGCCCGGATCAGTTATATATCTCTGATGATGACAAGTGGAAAATGTTTTTCCTCAAGGCAGGCAAAGTCAGGTTTGACAGGAACTGCCAAGAGTTCCCAGAGACCATGAAAATCATAGATTCTGAGAAGAATTTGGTTTCTGCCTATTTTTCTGTGATTGGCCCTAGAAAAATGTTGATGCCCCATGAGGGGCCGTGGTGCGGGGTGCTGAGAATGCACCTTGGTTTACAGATTCCAACCGAAGGTAAAGGTTGTGTGTTAGTGGTCAACCAGCAGGAATATCGCTGGGAAGAAGGCAAAGCTGTTGTCTTTGATGACACCTACGAACATATTGCAGTGAACATGACAGACAAAAATCGTATTGTTTTGTTCCTAGACTACATGAGGCCGCTACCTTGGCCGTTAAACTGGATCAACCATTTTGTGGTTTACATGGCTAGATTCATGCCCTACTTCAGAATCCCTGTGAAAAGGCACAAGGAGTGGGAGCAGAAGTTCTACGGAGATGCAGCTTAATGCCGTTTCTCCAAAGTAGCATACCGTATTTTAAGTGCTGGGTGAGAAAGGACTACACACACAACAACCAGAAGTATCATGGGGAGTTTCTCCATGCGATGGCAGTTGCCGTTACCACCATGCCCTCAAGGTGCCTGAGTTTTCAGATAATCTTTACCGGGGCAGAGACTTACGACAACGAGGAGCCAAACATTCATGGCGGTGCCATGTGGGCCAGAATGCCTATTACCGCGCTGGTTGGGGACACGCCCCTTGAGGAATGGCCCGAAGAATTACCCGTTTGGGCAGCGCAGCCGTGGGATTGTATGTCCCACACCCATGCAGTCTACAAGATAGAAAGAGCTTCTCCTGCACCTTGGATTGCCAAGGTAGACGGGGACTTATACCCGGCAAGGTATTACTTCACGGTAGATTACACAGACAGTGAGGTAGCAGATGACCCTGCACAGCATAAACAAAGTCATGTTCTTGAGCTTCTCGATGCTGGCAAATATACCGGCAATATAGTTGCTTTACCGAATAACAGGGTTAGGGTGACTCACCCTGCATGGTTTGAAACGGGTCAGGGCGCACCTGACTTCAGACCCAACCAGAAAACCTACAACTCGAAAGATGATGTAGAGTACATTCACGATACAGAGCGGGTGTTCAACAACCTGTACAGCGAGGATTAAATGAAGAAGTCAAAAGGATATATGGGTGGCGGCAAGCTAAAGAAGCAGCCAAAGATGATGGCTTCTGGAGGCCCAACCGCCCTCAAGAATGATATGAAGAAGCCCAAGGGTATGGCAGCAGGTGGTGTCTTTGCCTCCAGTGGTGCGCCTATCCCCAAGAAAACTGTAGCCAGAGGCTCTGGTGCAGCAAGAACCCAATACTTCAGGAAGAATGGCTAAATGGCTATTGACCGCCCCCTGAACACCCCTTTCCAGATGAATCAGGATCTGGGTGAAGTGGAAATCGAAATAGAAAATCCCGACTCGGTTTCCGTGGAGACAGAGGACGGCGGCATTCTTATTGACTTTGACCCTGATGCTGGTGCCATGATGGGCGCAGACCATAACGCGAATCTGGCAGAGTTCATTGATGAAAGGGAACTCTATGCCTTGTCATCTGAGCTAGTGGGTCAATTTAAAACTGACAAGGACAGTCGGTCAGACTGGGAAAAGGCTTATATCAATGGCCTTGAACTCCTTGGCCTCAAGCATGAAGACAGGACAACACCTTGGGATGGGGCATGTGGCGTTTTCCATCCCCTCTTGACTGAGGCAGTCATACGGTTCCAGTCCCAAGCAATACAGGAACTGTTCCCTGCCAGCGGCCCTGTCAGGACTAATATTGTCGGTGCCATTGATGCTGAGAAAGAAAAGCAGGCACACAGGGTTCAGAACTACCTGAATTACCTTGTCACAGAGAAGATGACAGAGTACCGCACCGAAACAGAAAGGATGCTGTTCTCTCTTCCCTTGGCAGGCTCTGCTTTTAGAAAGGTTTACTTTGACCCGACAATGGGCAGGCCGTGCAGTATGTTCGTCCCTGCGGAAGATTTCGTTGTCAGCTACGGCGCACCGGATCTGGCGACCTGTGAACGTGCCACCCATGTGATGAAGAAAAGCCCGAATGATATTCGGAAGCTTCAGGTCTCAGGGTTCTATCTGGATGTGGACTTAGGCTCGGCATCCTCTGACCCTGACAGGGTCAAAGAGAAATATAACGAGCTAACCGGAGACAATGGCAGCTACGAGGCAGACTCAAGGCACACGTTACTGGAGATGCTGGTTGATCTAGACCTCCCCGGCTTTGAAGATACCCAGAATGGGGAGCCGACAGGCATCAGTTTGCCCTATGTGGTGACCATTGACCTGTCATCCAGCGTGATTTTGTCCATCAGGCGCAACTGGTACGAAGATGACCCCATGAAAGCGAAGCGGGAACACTTCGTCCACTACCAGTATATCCCCGGATTGGGCTTTTATGGCTTCGGATTGATCCATATGATCGGCGGATTAGCTAAATCTGCCACCTCATTGCTCCGTCAACTGGTTGATGCGGGTACTTTGTCCAATCTTCCGGGCGGTTTGAAGGCCAGAGGGCTAAGAATCAAGGGTGATGACACCCCAATCATGCCCGGAGAGTTCCGGGATGTGGATGTTCCGGGTGGAACCATCAAGGAAAACATCAGTTTCCTCCCGTACAAAGAGCCAAGCAACGTCTTGTACCAGCTTTTGGCGAATATTGTCGAGGAAGGGCGCAGATTTGCCTCTGCCGCTGACGTAAAAGCCGCAGATATGAACGCAGAAGCCCCGGTTGGCACAACTTTGGCGATTTTAGAGCGTTCAATGAAGGTAATGAGCGCAGTTCAGGCCAGATTACACGCTTCAATGCGTACAGAATTGAAATTATTGTCCCATTTGGTGCGGGATTTCGGTCCGGAAGCCTATCCTTACGTTATGGACAGTGAAATTCCGGTATCAGAGGACTTTGACGACCGTGTAGACATTATTCCGGTCAGTGACCCCAATGCAGGGACGATGGCGCAGCGGATTATGCAATATCAGGCTGCATTGCAGCTATCTGCACAGGCTCCGCAGATGTATGACCTCCCATTATTGCACCGACAGATGCTGGAAGTGCTGAATATTCGGGATGCGGAGAAGATTGTACCGACAGAGGACGATATACCACCAACAGACCCTGTTTCTGAAAATATGAACATCATTAACGGGGAGCCAGTCAAGGCATTTATCTATCAGGATCACGAAGCCCACATACAGGTTCACATGTCTGCGGTAGAAGACCCGAAAATTCAGGAGCTTTTGTCAAAAGCCCCGGACGCAGGAAAGATTCAGGGTATATTTGCCGCCCATGTTCAGGAACACATTGCCTTCCAGTACCGACAAGAGATCGAAAAGGAGCTTGGCACCAAGCTGCCGATACCGGGGGAAGCGTTACCGGAAGATATCGAGTACAGGATATCAGAGCTTGCCGCCCCTGCTGCCGCCCAGTTGCTGGGCAAAAACCAGCAAGAAGCACAGATGAAGCAGAACCAGCAGATGATGGAAGACCCTGTGGTTCAAATGCAGCAACGAGAGTTGCAGCTTAAAGAGATGGAAGCGCAGGGCAAGATGATGATGGAGCAGGCAAGGATGCAGCTTGAAGCCCAGAAGGCGATGGCTAAGGCAACCCTTGACCAAGAGAAGCTCGATCAGGAAAGAGACCTTAAAGAGGCAGAACTTGCTGTCAGAATCGCGGAAGACAATGACCGCGAACAGTTGGAAAGCAAGCGCATTGCCTCAAAAGAACAGGTTGAAGGCGCAAAGCTTGGCGTTGAGATTATGAAGGAAATAATGGATGAGTAACCTGTCTGAAAACAACATTTTCGAGCATCTTCGGAAGGTTGTCAGGCTACAGATGAACGAGCTTTCTGACCATATCAGCGGTGGTGCTTGCAAAAGCTTTGAAGAATATTCAAAATGCTGCGGTATTATTGAAGGGTTAGCAATAGCGGAGCGAGAAATACTCGATCTGAAATCAAAATACGAGGAATAATAACGCCGCGTTAGGCGGTGCAAGCGACTCTGGACGCTTTTTTCCAGTGCAAGGGAAAAGTCTAATGGAAGCATTAGCGGAAGAAACAGGGGAAGTCCTTCTGGATGAACCCCGCAAGGCACATCAGTTGCCCGAACCGTCAGGTTACAAAATACTGATTGCGCTGCCAGACCCCGACAGGGAGTTCGATGGTGGCATTCTCAAGTCTAACAAGACTCTCTATGAAGAAGAGATCGGATCTATCGTTGGCATGGTCATCAAGCTTGGGCCAGATTGCTATAACGATAAGAAGCGGTTTCCAACTGGGCCTTTCTGCAAAGAAGGGGATTGGATCTTGATGCGCTCTTATAGCGGCACTCGATTCAAAATCCACGGAAAAGAGTTCAGGTTGATTAACGACGATAGCGTTGAAGCTGTTATTGAAGATCCAAGGGGGATTGTTAAGGCATGAGTGAACAAGAGATAGATGTAGGGCAAATGTCCGATGAGGACAAGTTCTTTGGTGTACGCACCAAGATAGGCGGTGAGCAGGAAGAATTTACGGAAGAGGCCGAAGTTGTTGAAGCTGAACCGGAAGGTGAACTGACTGACGACGAACTATCTGGCTACAGCAAACGAGTCCAGAAAAGGATTAACAAGCTTAAATACGACTCCCATGAGGAAAGGCGTAAACGAGAATCTGCCCTTGCAGAGCGGGACGAAGCTTATCGTGTCGCCCAGCAGATAGCAGAAAAGAACAGGGAGTATGAATCCCTGATAGGCCGGGGTGAGCAGGCTTTAATCGGTCAGATTAAGGAACGCAGTGCCTTGGCAGTTGATCAGGCTAAAGAGCAGTACCGCCAAGCTTATGAGGAAGGGAACACAGACAATGTGGTTTCTGCCCAAGAAGCTTTGACGAAAGCAACAGCGGAGTTAACTGAAGCTGAACGCTATGCTCAAGATCTTTCAAATCAGCAGGCACAATACAAACAGCAACAGGAAGCTTGGGCAGCGCAGCAACATCAGTTTCCACAACCACAACAGCAGCCCCAGCAACCTCAACAACCTCCACAGCCTGACCCTGAAACTCAGGAATGGGCTTCGGAAAACCCTTGGTTTATGTCGCCGGGGCATGAGGCAATGACCTCACTTGCTTACGGGAAACATGCAGAGTTAGTGAATCAGGGCGTAAAACCTAATTCTTCGGAATACTTTAGACAGATTGACGAAACGGTCAGAAGAGCGTTTCCAGATTATGGTTGGCAGGACGGAACACCGCAAGCCCGTACTTCACCTGCTACCCAGCCTTCGACGGTGGTGGCACCAACGACTAGAAACAATGGAGCCAAACCGCGCACAGTGAAGTTAACGGCAACCCAACGCTCCCTCGCTAAGAGGTTGGGTTTAACAGATGAGCAATATGCCAAATATGTTTAATTGGAGTAACCAATGACTGAAGAGCGCACCCCCAGAGATGTACAAGAAAGAGATAGTGATGAGAGGCCAAGTGATTCTTGGGTTCCTGCTTCTGTTATCCCCGATCCCGAACCGCAAGACGGCTGGGTTTTTCGTTGGGTCAGGACAAGCATTCTAGGCCAATCAGATTCAACTCATACTTCCAGAATGTTTCGGGAAGGTTGGGAGCCTGTAAGGGCTGAAGACCATCCAGAGCTTATGCTGGAGTCTGATTTGAATTCTAAATTCAAAGGCAACATTGAAGTTGGCGGCTTGCTTTTATGCAAGGCACCAGAAGAAAAGATGAGATCAAGGTCTCAGCATTTTCAGAATATGGCAGACAACCAGATGCAGTCTGTGGATAACAACTATCTCCGAGAAAATGACCCTCGTATGCCTATGCTCGATCCAGAGCGGAGTACGAGGACAACATTCGGTAGAAGCTAACCCTTGGGTGGGGGTAGCTTCTTAACATAGGAGGTCATATTTATGGCTACTACCGCTACCCCAAATGGTGCGGAACCTGTTAACACGCTAAGTGCAAGCGGTTCATACACCGGAAAAGTTAGGCACATGAAGATTGCCAGTGCTTATAACACTGCTATTTTCTACGGCGATTTCGTCAAGCTAGTTGCGGCTGGCACAGTGGAAAAAGCCGCAGTAACAACTTCTGTTGTTGCTGGCACAGTTGGTATCTTTGTGGGATGTTCCTACACTGATCCATCGACAAGTCAAATGACATTCAACCAGCAATTCCCTGCCGACACAGCGGCTTCGGATATTATGGCGTATGTTGTTGACGATCCTAAGCTAGTGTTCAAGATGCAAGCTGATGAAGCTATTGCCCAGACTGGTCTTGGCAATAACATCTCGGCAGTTAGCACAGCGGGATCAACTTCAATCGGACGTAGCAAGAACGCCTTGGATGGCGGCTCTATTGCTACGACAAATTCACTTCCACTTCGCGTCCTTGAGTTCGTAGAAGGCCCAACCAGCACAGTAGG